CTCCTGAACGCATCGCGCTTGGCGCGCTGGCCGGCGCGGTAGTCGGACTTTGCCTTCTCCGCGCCACGCAGCGCGTCCATGACGCCCGGCTTCTTGGCCGGAGCAGGCTTCTTGCCCTGCTTGAACGGGTTGCCATTGGGGAAAGTCAGGGGGGCGTTTGCCATGCGATCAGCCTCCAGCGGCGGTATTGCGGTGCATATTGTCCGTCTCGGCGGCGAGGCGGTTGCCGGCGTCGCTCGGGCGTGGGGCTTGGTTGCCCTGCGCCTGTGCCGCCATTTCCTGCTGCTGGGCAGCCAGCTGTTGCTGCTGCTCCTGCATGGCCTGCAGCTGCTCGGCCGGCGGGACGATGTCCTGCTCGGGCAGGCCGAGGTCTTCCGAGAGCGCGCGCAGGATCGCGGCGCGGCCGGGAATGCCCACGATCTGCATGTCGATCGGGTTGCCCGTGGCCTGCAGGAACTCCAGCCGGCGCATCCGGTCGGTTTCCTTCTGCATGGCCTTGGTCACGCCCTTCACGACGATCGACTCGTCGCCGCGCAGGATGCCGCTCGTGTCGGTCAGCATGACCATCGTGTAGAGGTCGTCGATCACGGGCTGGATGATGTCGCGGTCGATGCTGGCCGCCACGTTCTGCAGCACCTTCGAGGCGTTGTTCATCAGCATGGCGAGGCCAGACGCCGTGCTCGCCGCGCCGCCGACCTTGTCGGAGCCGGTGATGTAGCGCGGGATGGCCGAGATTTCGTCGGCCATGTTGGTCATCTGGTTGTAGACGCCCAGCAGCTCCTGCGCGTTGGACTGCGGCTGGAAGAACGACACCGGCGTGCTGGTGTCGCCGCCGATCGGGTCGGACACGAAGCGCCAGCGCTTCCACGGGTAGAGCGTGTCGGGGTTGGTCGAGGGCGATATGCGCTCCTCGTTCACCGCGACCTGCGGGCCGCTGGCGATCGACATATTGTTCACGAGCGAGCGCAGCGAGGCATTCGCCACGTTCTGGATGTCGGTGATCAGGTCGACCAGCGAGTTGCCATAGATCGTGCCGGGCACTTGGTCGTAGCTGGTGATGTAGTACGGGTTGCGCTTCTTCGGGTTCGGGTTGATCTGCACCTTGATCGGGTAGCGCCCGATGACCCACGCCGTCACGTAGTAATCGCGGACCGGGTCCGGTATCTGGTCGACCGTGAAGCCCCAGTCCAGCAGCTTCTGGCCCTGCATGGGGCCGTGGAACTCCAGCGAATCCAGCATTTCCCCGTCGTTGACGTAGGGATTTTCCTTCTTCTCGGCCTCGGCGCGCTCGCTGTCCACGTCGTCAGCCCACATATGCAGGCCGCCCGAGTATTCTTCCAGCACGGCGTCGATCGCCTCGGCGTCGTAGCCGGGCAGTCCTGCCAGCATGTTGAGGTCACTGCGGTTGACCTTGACGCGCTCGATCACCCAGCTGTCGTCGATATTCGACGCCGCCGGGGAGAAATAGAGGTCGAACGGGCTGACGCGCCGCCACGTCATCTTGGGCTTCGTGGCAATGGTTGGCTGTCCATTGACCCAGTCCAGTTCGGTGGTATTGACCACTACTGGTCCCTTGATGCACGCGATCGGAAACACCGGGAGGTCGATCAGGAACTCGGCCAGCGCCGAATAGAACCCGCCTTCGTACAGGACATCCTCGATGTAGTTCTCGGCGCGCTTCGCCGCGTCTTTCGCCTGCTTCAGCCCCGCCTTCATCACGGCTTCCGTCAGCTGCTTGGCGCGCGCGGCCAGCTGCTCGTCGGACGGCGGTTGCCCGGCCATCGCCAGATTGGACGCCTCGGTGGCGATCAGCTGGCCGACGGACTGGGTGATGTCTTCGGGCAGTTCGGGAACGGGAGTCGGCGCGAGCGCCCAAACGCGCTCAGCAGACAGGAAAACGTCGCGGAGCATGGACGTGGCGCCTCGACACTTGGTCGTGGTCAGGCGCGCGTACACGTCGGAACCCCCAAATTGCTGAATTTCCATCAGCTTCTGGGGGTCATACTGGCCGTTGTAGGAGCGCAGGCAGTGCATCATGCGCTCGTTGATGCCGTGGCCGACGCGATTGCGCTTGGCGATCTCGTAGTAGCCGGTGATTTGCCGGCCCAGCTCCTCTTTCGCGCGCTGTTCGTCGGTCTTGTCGTTTTCGGCGTCCAGTTCGGACTGGATCATCGCCGACTCTTGGTCGTCAGCGCTCTGTGAGCGCTGCAACTCCGACTCGGAGACGACCTTGAGGACATTGATTCCTGCCATAGCGGTCAGTATACACGAAAAAGATTGGTGTCAAGCTCTGTGTAACAAAGCTGTGGCTGACAAGGCGAAACCATGCAGCTCAAGTCCATCCAGCGGCGCTGCGTTCGGGCGTACGCTCGGGCGGATTCAGCATCCGCATGACCTTCCCGCGCATCGCGGCCTGCGTGCCGAGGCAGGCGTACTGCAGCGCATCCGCGAGATCGGACCACGGATGGTGTTTTTCGGGGATTTCTTCCAGCGTCTTATCTTTTTTCAGCTTATAGCGGTACTTGGACTGCATGGCCTGAATAAGAGGAAGCGCGCCTTCTCGATCGAGCAACATGGCAGCCCTGCCGCCACGCTGCTCGTTGAGGTAGCGTTCCACGGCGCGCAATCGCGGCTGAATGTTGTTGGTCGTAGCAGGCGCGCCGATGTAGCCCAGCCGGCGACAGGCTTCGAGGACGGATTCCTCTCCGATCTGGCTTCGCTGACGGCAAGCAGGATCAAGGACCAGATAAGAAGGGCACGCACGATATTTGTCATGTTGAAGCGCCGGGGTCAGTACGGTGGATAGGAACTGCTCCATGCCCATGTTGTCGGTGTACAGCGACTCGAACACCAGCATGCGCCCGATGTTGTCCAGCTGGCAGATGGCCGCCGCCGGGTTGCGCCCGGTATCCATGCCGATGATCAGCGGCACACCGGGGAGCGGGATCAGCTCGGTTGCGGACACATGGAAGTCGGAGTCGAACAGCTTGCGGAAGACCGCCTGTCCCGACAGCGACGGGGTGATCTTGTTGTGGATGTACTGCTCGACCCACTCGGGCGAGTTGGACTCCATCAGGTCTTCGTAATACTGCGGCGGCAGGTTCTCGCGGTTTTCGGCACCGGGGTCGAACGCGCCGGGCTGGACGAAGTATTCCCAGTTCTTCGGCAGGTCCATTTCCAGCAGGTCGAACCACTGCGAGTCCTCGCTGAACGAGTTGGACTCCATGATCACGCCGTACCAATAGTCGGCGTCGGCGGCCTGCACGACGGCGCGCGATGGGTAGCGGCCGCAGCGGGAAATGACCGACTGCACGATCTCGGGGTCGATCTCGCGGAATTCCGACACCCACGCGGCGGTGAGTTCGAGCGACAGCAGCCGGTTGACGTTCTCCGGTGTGTCGAGCGGCAACAGGAGGAAGTCCGTGTGGACCTCGCCCATGCGGATTTCGATGGTCTGGTCGCTGACCTTGTAGTTCATGACCGGCCCGAACAACTGCTGGATGGTCACGAGGTTCGTGGTCTTCAGCTGCTGCAGGGTGTTCCGCACGATGACCATCTTCGATCGGCGGATGCCATCGGCCTGCTTCGGCGCTTCGCACGCGCGCCGGAACAGCTCCATCGCACAGGCGGTGGACTTGGCCGAGCCGACCGGCCCGCGCACCGCGCGCAGACGCGCGTTCGAGCGCATGAAGCGCTTGAGGGTTGGTGGCGGGTCGTAGTGGAAGCTCATATGGGGCTATTCGCCGACGATCAACCAGTCGTTCGCCAGCATGTCGGTCTGGCTGGCGAGCCACGGGACAACGGAGCCATCGGCGGTGCGCATGTCGATGTGGGCGTGGTAGGTGATCTCCGTCCCCGCCGGGTAGATGCCCAGCAGCGGCGGCCGGCTGACCTGAAACACGCTGCCCGGCACGAGGAAGATGAACATCCCCTTGCCGTTCCAGCCGATGCGCGCGACGCGCCGGCCCGCCTTGATGTGGTCGAGCGCGAGGCCGAAGTCCATCACTTCTTCTCCTTGGCCTTGGCCTTGGCCTTCGCCTTCTCCTTCTCCTTCTCCTTCCCTTTCATGAGCCACGGCGGGAGCTTGCCCTTTTTCCCCTTCATCTCAGCCTTCTCCTCGGCCTTCGTCTCCTTGCCCGCGAACGGGTTGGGTTTCTTCGCCATTTCTCAGACTCCTTTTCGGGTGGATGCTACAGAACTCCCCGCAACCGGGCCGAAACGGCTTGACCCCTTTCGGGGTCAGCCGTTCCGCGTGCTGGGAGCGGTTGGCCC